TGTGGTTGTGTACCACCATTATTCAAACTTGGTGCTGTTTGTGTTTTGGTTATTACTGTTTCACCAAAATATTGTGGATTATTCTTTTTATAATCCTTTAAAACACTTTCAAAATCATTAGTGTCATTTACTAAACTCATAACTTCACTTGTAACAAATTTACTAAATTCTTTTTTACAATTGCTATTATCTACTTGTATTTGAGCTTTTAATAGCTTTATTTCGTTAGTTAAACTTGCGTTAGTGTTAGTTAATTCGTTTATTTTTTCACTATCGTTTTGATTTGTTTTTTTCCAGTCAAGAAATTCTTTATATTTAGCATCTTTTTGCCAATCACTATTTGCTTTCTTTACTCCAGCATTAAATGAATTTTGAATATCTTGTTCTGTGTATGTTTTTTCAGGTTTTACATCTCCTGTTTCTCCATTGTTTGTAACAATGTCTTTGTTATCTTCCATAACATTTTCTCCTTTTCTTCTATAGCCATTAAGTTAGGCTTATATTCCGCTTTTAAGGTGCGTTAACCTTTTTATAATAAAAGTTATTAACTAATAAATAAAAAGAGCCTAGAATTTAATCTTGGCTCTTTGGCTCTACTATTATTTTATTTATTGGTATCTTTTTTTCTTCTTTACAACTTTTACAGTATAAATATAAATAACCTTCATTATATCTGCAAAGTAATTTTCCACAATTACATTTTATATCCATTGCTACTCCTACTACACTTGCATTATAACACACTTTTTAAATTTGTGCAACTTACATTAATTTTCTTTTTCTTCTTGTTTTCTTTGGCTCTTCCACCTCTTCTATGTTATCTAAAGTGTCAACTTGTTCTTTTAATATTTTAACTGCATTTTTTTCTTCTAAAAGTTTTGCTCTTTCTTCTGTTACATAATAAATTCTGTTTTTGTCTATAAACTCCCCTAAATCCTTATCGTTATATCCTGTTTCTAATATACATTGTACTTTTACTAAATTCTCCATATCTTACACCTCCTTTCAAGTTGTCCACAAAGTTATCCACATTATCCACATTATATTTTTATTCTGCATATTTCCATTTATATCCGTATGCAGTTTTAATTCTTCCTTTAGCACACGCAATTATATTACTTCTATTGTATTTTAACTTTTCTTCTACTTCTTTTATTGAATTATATTGATTTATAATTTTGTTTTCTTTATCAATTTGTATAATTGCTTTTCGTATTTTAACGCTTGCTCTTTCCGTTCTAGTTCCATAATTTATATTGTATTTTTGAGTACACCACTCCAAATTGTCTGCCCTATTGTTTTCCTTATTTTCATCTTTATGATTTATTATAGAATAATTATTTGGATTTGGAATAAATGCTTGTGCTACTAGTCTATGTACTCTCATTCTTTTTCTTCTTCCATCTTTAGTAAATAAACAAACTCTTTTATACCCAAACTTAAAATCTTCTTTTAATATTTCTACTTTGTTATGATGTCTATATTTCATACTTTTAACTCTACCCAAATTAGAAATCATATATCTTCCTTCGTATCCTTCAATATCTTTCCATATTTCTTCCATATTTACCAACTTTCTACCAACTAAAAAATAAATACAGAGAAAGCAAGTTGGTGTGCCTTTCAATAGGATAGCTACTTCCTATCTATCTCTGTATATATTATATCATAAATATTAATTTATTGCAATTTGCTTTTAGCTACTCTTCGATAACCACTAACAGAAGCTCTTTTTAATTGTGATGGTAATCCACTAACTTTCAATATTTCTTTATATTTGTTCGTGAGTTTAGTTATTCTTCCTTGACTTTGTAATACTAATTCATCATCTCCACTAGCTTTAGCAAGTATTTGAGTGTCTTTGGCTTTTCTTATTGCAAGCTCTACCTTTCTGCATAATTGGGAACCTTGGTACATAGTATAATGCTTACCCTCAAACTCAAAACCGCTTAAATTTGATTCTCGTATGTCATTTAATTGCTTATCTGTATATTCTGGTTTACTTACTCCTAAAACTATACTAAATATTTTATGATAACAGTTATATTCTCCAATATGTCTTTTATCTGCTCCATCATATTTGTTGCCTTGATAATCTGTTGCTATTTCTCCATTTTCTAATTTGTCATATTCTTCTATGCTAAATTGTCTACCTTGTATATCACCGATGATCTGGGGCTGGATGCGTGTGCGTTGATATTTCAATTCCGTCTGCATTATATTCCTCTCCAAATCTTCGACTTGTTTCATTGTTTAATGCTCTCATTCCATCTAATATGTTCATTCTTACCGCACTATCTAATCTTCTAGTTCTACCGCTTTCATATTGTACTAAACCGCTTCCGCCTAATTCTTTTAATGTTTGTCGCATACTAGAATAAAAGTCTTGCTTACCTTGGCTTATACTTAATATTGCTTTATCTATTGTGTCTTGATATACTTGCTCTAATTGTTTAAATGTTCCATCTTGTATAAATCCTATTACACTTGTATTTGATATATTCCTATACATATCAGCCGTTATAGTTGCTAAACTCTTAACCATATTCTGCAATGCTATGTCTTTTTTGTATGGAATATAATCAATACCTCTATACTTGTAAAATTGTTTTGCAAATTGTTTGTTATTTTTTGCAACTTCTTCAAATATCTTGTATATATCTTGCACATTTTTGCCACTTACTCTAGCCAACTTTTTTGCTATTTCGTTATAAGTGCCTCCGTATTTCAAGATTTGCTGAATCTGATAGGCTTGGCTAGGTGTTAATGTGCTTATTTGTTTTATTGCTTCGCCTATTCTTTTTAATATATAACTATTAGCTTCTTCAATACGATTTACAAGATGTTCTGCTAATCTTTCTTCTACTTCTTGACTTAACATAGGATTTCCTCCTACTCTTTAAAATATCTGTTTAATAATTCTGTTATTATATCATAAGAATTACTTACTATATCTGCAACCATTTCTTCATCATAAGTTTTATCTTCATGTGTAATATAATTTGCAATATACCAATGTGTTAATTCATGTAATAATGTCTTTCTTTTTCTATCTTGTTTTAAATCTTTATCTAAATAAATTATGCAATCATCATTATAAGTAATTCCATAATATCTATTATTTATGTCTTTTATATTCTCTTCTTCATTTGCTCTTCTTTTATTCTGTATTGTTTTAATTTCTGATTGACTAATTTCTTTTATTTCCCATTCAATATTATTTGTATTAAATTTCATTGTTATTAGCTCCCATTAAATCTTCTACACTTGGTTCGCTTGCTTTTATTTCTTCTATTGCCTTTTCTGCTATCTCTTTGCTTTCTCCAAATATTCTCATTCTGTATTCAACTGCTGATATTAAATCCGCATTGTATTCTCTTAATGCTCTTACACTTTCTGCTTCTTTATCTTCTATTATACTATCATCAAATTGTATTACCATATCATCTGTATTTAAGTTATATTTGCCAAATGCTGTTGATACATAGCATATTGCTTTTACTAAATCATATATTGCACTTTCATATCCTATTTGTAATTTCTTCATTCTTCTTGCCATTTTACTATTAGAACTTATTACTGCTGTTGCTGTACTTAAATTTGTTCCATCAAAGTGATAATGATTTTCTCCAAATCCAACTTTATTGCCTAAAATATTTAAACTTGTATTTAATGCTTCTATTTGTTCATTTACTCTTAAATTATCATGGTCTTGTTGTATTAAATCATCTTTGTTTGCTCCTTTAGGTAACATATAAATATCTGTATCGTTAGGATCAAATGTTAGCTTTTGTTCTCCATCATCATAATTAAACATATCTGCTCTTGCAAATGTTCTTCTTCTTCCATCTTTTACTTCATTTTTAAAAGCATCAAAATCTATATCTACAGTTTTCATTACATCAATTGCGTTAGCATAATGAGGTATTCCAAAAGGACTATCACTAAATAAATTATTAGTTAATAATGGCTTAAATGGTGCAAACCATTTTATATTTGATTGTGTATCAAATTCATTTTCTGTCCCCTCTTGTCCTAATACTTCGGTTAGATTTCCGTTTGTTTCACTAAATAAGTGATTATATATTACATAGTTTCCTGCATCATTTAGTTTGTGTACTGATAAAACTATATACTTTTGTCCGCCTATATATTTAACACTTCCAAAAGCACATTCTATTATTCCTGTATTATCCCAACTTAATGGAAATATCCAATCAACATCAACTAAATTTACTCTTGTTTTTGCATTACTTACATCTAAAGTCATTCCATCTTCATTTTTTATTATATCATAAGCACTAACAACTGCCACCTCTGTTCCTAATGCTCCTGACTTTTCTATTGCCTGTGTTATTGTTGTGTATAGATCTAAACTGTCTATTAATTCGTCAAATTGTTCCTGTGAGCTTTCATCTTTTAATGATATTTCACACTTTTCACTCCATAATATATCTGCCCAATCTTCGCTTATCTCTTTTGCCATATTTAAAGTAAATCTCTTTTTGTTTACTTTTCTTTGTCCATTATATATAAAATAATTGTGGAAGCTTTTAACATTGCCAGCATACCACGACTTCCATTGTTCTATATATGTTTTTATATTGTCTTTTACTTCTGGATTATAATTGTAATTATCTTGTAAAAATTTTTCTAATTTCATTTTACATCTCCTTTACATAATAAATTACACAAAATAAAATTTTTAAAGTGTTTTGCCGAGATTTTACGACACTTCGTTTTCTTTATAATCTTTGTGTATCAACCATTTGCTAGATTTCATTGCATTATGTTTACTTGTATTTTATTTTTGTTACATTATGTCATCTTACTTTAATGTCCATCATTAATTTATCATACCAATAAAACATTGAATATTCACTTGCATCTAAATCATCTATTGGTGTTGTTCCATCATCTAATCGCTGATTTTCGTGCTTTTCATCCCATACAGCCAACTTGTATGCTTCTATTAAGTATTTGCAATCCTTTAGTATAAATCTTCTATGCTGTGCAAATAACATCTGGTCTAAAAATATTCTATCATTTATTTCCCCTTTTATGCAATCTTCTATCTTCAAAGGTATATTGTTTTGTTGTAAATATCTATTCATTCCATAAGTTAATACCTGTCCTAATGCTCCATAATCTGCAAAACAATGCGTTACTTTTCCATACTTTGCAACTACTCTTTTGTAAAACTCTATAAATTGTTTATACATATCTTCTGGCGTATGTAATCCTGCCATTTTTAACTCATCTATTGTCCATGCTTCTTTAAAATATTGTGTTATTCCTGTTGCTTTAAACTCTGTTTCTCCTTCTGTTGCTCCGTAATCTATACCAATAGATATTATCATAAATCTAATAGGGTTTCCATATTCATCAACCGCTTCATCTTTTATAAACATTTCAGGATTATTTGCAAATTGCTTGTATATAATTCCCTCTGCAAGTACCCATAAACCTAATATAAACCTTTGATAATATACTTCTCCCATACTTTGATATTCTGCTTTTAAATTATCAAAATATTCTTGATTTTCTTTTTTAAGAATCTCGTTATCATCAAAAGTAAAGTGCCAAACTTTCTTGTCTATTTCTTCATTGTCTATTATGTCTAGCTTTACCCAGTGTGTTGGTGTATCAGGGTTTGTTGTTGCATATAGTTTTGCACCTTTCATACTTAATCTTGATAATAACATTCTATAGAAATCCTCTGGTATTTGTGTTAACTCATCAACATAAGCTCCTGCAAGTGTCATTCCTCTTATTTTACTTTCTGCTCTATCATCATTAGCACCCTCTAGCCATATTCTTCTACCAAATAATGTGCCACTCTTTTGACTTAAACTGTATTTAAAATTATCTCCTACTAAATCTTGCAACAATCCTAAACAGTTTCTTTTCAATGATGTTATTGTCTTGCCTGTCATCAAGAACTCACAATTCTCTGGCATACTTCCAACAAATACAGCCCATTTTAATAATGATACATAAGTCTTACCGCTTCTTACACTTCCAGTTAATAAGTTTATTCTTTTATCATCATATAGCATAAAATCTATTTGCTTTGGATTTAACATTTCATTTAATGTTTTACTCATTCTTTATTTTCCTTTGCTTTATTTAATGCTCCTATAAGTTCATCAATTACACCATTCTT